TGCCTCTGTTTTTGTCTTTGATAAGGCGTTTGATGACTCTAAGGAGTTCACGCTTGGGCAGAGTCTCTGGCAACATACTCGATGGTGTATCCAATGGATTGCAAAAAGGAAAGAAAGTCTGGCGCTTTATGTGAGGTAACGCACACAGGGTTTACCAGTATGTGTGTGTCTGACACAAGTTTGAAAGCCGTGTTGTGGCAACCAAGAAGACGGTTGAAGTCAAAGTCATCATGGAATGTGGGTATGACATTCTCAAGAGAGAAGTCTCGGACAGTCTTCTCAGAGGCGTACTTAATGCCGTGTTCAGCAAAGATGTGGCGCTTGAGGCAAGAGAGCTGCACGTCCTCATTCCAGAGGTGAATGTCTTGTGCATGGTTGTGGACAATGCCGAGCTTGTTTGGCGCTTCAAGAAAACGCTTGCTTCTTAAGCTAAAACCCCCGTTTTGCACAATAGTGCGGGGAAATTTGTCGTGCCAAGTGCCTTGGAGTAGGAGCTGGTTGCCCACCATAGCAGCATGGCAAGCACCGCCAAGGTAGTCGTATTCGTAATACTCAGGCTTGAAGTTAGCCCCGTTTAGCACCCAACTATCGTCTTGGACGATTAGACAGTAGTCTGTGTCAATGAACGCATACAGGCTGTGCATGATAAAGACCGAATACATCATGTAGTCGAGCAGACCAATCTTGTGCCACACAATGTCATCAGGCAAGTTATCGGGCTTGCTCGTAGACAAGAGCATCCCTTGTGAGCCGGGCAGTTCTTTGACAGACTTCTGTATAGCAGGGATGGCGCTTGACCCATCGTTGTGACCATAGACAGAAACAATTGTTAGGTTGTCGTGAGACGTTGTTAGTTGGTATTCAATTTCCATAGACACCAATCCTTTTGAGATAGTCAGATACATTGCGACCGACAGCCACCTCTTCAGGGGTCTTGTCTTCTTGTGAGCGTGATACTGCGCGAGATATTCTTTGGCTTATCAAGCGAGGCTGGAGCTGTTCAGCATAGGCTGCTGCCGCTAGAGCAGAGGCGATTACTCGGTCATCTTTGTTGCGACCAGAGGCAGCAATACTGCCGCCTTCTCTGGTTATGGTCTTCATCTCTTCCAAAGTCTCCATGTCGTAGACCGCCATCATTCCACGCTCAAAGTAATCCTTCATGTAGGACAACATACGTTCTTTGGTCTGTACGGTTGTTAGCCAGCCAATAGAGTTGGACATTCCACCCATCGTGTCGTTCCTGCGCCAAATGTAGTTGGACATTGAACCGTAGACATCCATCAGTTGCCGACCAATCTCGCCAGCCATAGCAGCCGCTTGGCGCTTCAGGTTCTTGAGTTCATTGATAACCGCTTGTCCCGGTCCATTGACCTCAAGGTTAAGCGTTGAGTTCTTGTATGCGCCAGCAAGGTGGGCAATCACCCAAGCAAACTGGTAGGTGTTGAGTTCAGAGGTGGCAAAGGCAGCGACTTGCTCCATACCGTCAGAATAGCAACGGTAGACCTGAATACAGAAGCGGTCAGCCCAGTCACTTGACCCGTAAGCAGGGTCAGCACCAATGACATAGTAGGCGGTGTCTACAGGCTCTTCCCACACCTTTAGGGTAGCCAAGCGCTCGGTTGACTTGACTACTTGGGTGTCTTGGAAGTTAGCGCCAAAGACATAGCGGTAGTTGTCAAAGGATAGCTTCTTAGAAATCTTGGCTGCATCGGTGCAACGGGCAATAGAGAAGAAGCTAGTGCCGGTCATCACAAAGGCATAGTCTTCAGTCGGTGGGAACTCTTGGTACATCAGGGATTCGTCTTTGATGCCTTCGAGCATCTTCCATCTCCACCAAGCCATCTGTCTTGAGTTGACTTCAAAGTTGTAGAGCTTCTTAATGTCTCTCGTCCACTCTTTCTCTTCGGTAGTGAGTTTGCCGTCCCAATAGACTTTGTAGATGTCTGAGTCAGGGTCAGCAGAGTAGAACTCATTGCGCCACCAGCCACAGAAGATTGCTTTCTGGGTTCTAGCCCGTTTAGCAGTAACGTACATCTCATGGAACATATTGAAGCCACGGGCGGTAGATTCAAAGATGTAGAGGCGTTCAGGGTTAGTCTCAGCAAGAGAGGCTAAGAGGGAAGCCAAACCTTCCTCATCACCCCAAGAAGATGTTTCTGTGCCGTGAAGAAATGTGATGCCTTTTCCGCGTCCGAGAGAACCCTTGGCTCGCAGTCCTGCGACTTGGTAGAAGATACGGCTTCTGTTTTTGAGGGACAGAGAGTTTCTGTTGTGAGCAAGCATGGGGATTTTGTACTCTTTTGGGAGTCCATCCATGTATGCACCGAGTGTTCCTCTGAACATATCTCGGTTTTCTTCGGTGTCTGTAACAAGTGTGCCCCCAAGACCAGCGTTAGTGAAATGCCAATAAAGGTCTAGCGCAAGGGAGATAGTGGTAATACCTAGTTGCCGACCCTTCAAAATAACAAAGAAGTGAATACCGTTAGCCAAGCCAGAGTTAATCTCTTCCATGACATAGGTCTGTGTGCCAAGGAGATGGTCCATGTTCCTTAGACCTTGCTCCTTAGTCTCAATCTTGAGTTGAGCGCAGAACTTATAGAACTGCTGGAGATTGAATTTCATTCTGGCTTGTCTTCAAACACCACTTCGCCTGTTGGACTAACCAGTTTGTTTTCTTGCCAAGAAGGAGCGCCTTCTTTTGCCCACTTGGATTCTGAACTAAAAGATTCGTGATAGGGCGTTTTATAGGTATCTGGGTAGTGCAGACTTTGTGTGGCAGGGTTTACAGCCGCTTGTGGCGCACCGCCTTGTTGCATGGAAAGATAGTAGCCCCGCATATCGTAGTCAGGAAACTTGTCGTTAGGGTTGAATGGCACTTTGTTGGCTTGAACCCAATTCATAAATGCCTGTTCTTGTTCGGCAGGAAGTTGAGTCATCTGTTGTTGCCACTCAGGATGGGCATAAGCCATATTACGGGCTAACAAGTCTTGCCTCATCTTCTCGTACTGTTGTTGACGAATCAACTCCATCATCTCATTTGCTGTTGCCATTTTTCTCTCCTAGATTGTCTAAGTTCCAATGAATGATGTCCCCGGCAGCCGACTTGTTCCTAGCAACATTAAGTAGCTCCTTCACAGTTATGGGCGAATACTGCGATTTCCACCTATCGACTAAGGCAATCTTGCTCTTCTTAGTCCTGCAAGCCAAGGCAGCCTTAATCTCCCCTTGAAGCCACCTTCTACTCTCCAATAACTGCTGTTCAATGGATAGGTTCGTATTGCTCAAGTTGCGCCCGTACCTTCTCCATCTCCTCTTGTGCCATTTGCATAAGACGAGCAGACTCGGTATGCACACGCATAAGCTCATGGAACAACTCAGCATGGCTCATGGCATACACACGCTCCATGTAAGCCTTCTTCATGTCTTCAGCAGCCATAGGCATCATGGCGTTATGACCGTTTACTAAGCCGTTCTCCATACCCTCACCCCTTCCTTCTCGCATCTAGCGATAAATTTACGTTCTAACTTCTTCCCAGTCCGGTAGTTGTTGTTACAAACCACTTGTAACTTCCCACCGTCAACAAAGAAACTGTCCCCTACCTCCATCACCTTGTACGGATACCGCCGCTTGTCAGGTGGCACAGGCACATCTTTACTTACTTCCATGCTAATCATTTTCGTCCCCCTATCCATGTTGGGCAGTATAGACAAAAAAAAGGGTCACTACAAGAGCAACCCTAAACCCATCAAAGGAAATACCGGCAACTGCAAAGCAACCGGCAATCTGACTATACAGGAAAACACATATTTTTTTTGGTGGAGGAAGCGAATGGGGCACGCCTCTCAGCAGGCTCGAACCCAATCGATGGACACGCGGGGAGTGGGCGCAGCAAGTGAGTGCTTACCAACCCAAGTCCCAACCAAGTTAGTGAGTGCTGACATACTTTGCAGCATAGTGAGTGAGTGTTCGCATACACAAACCCCTTTTTGGCATCGGGCGGACAGTAGACAATTGTCCCTCAAACCCTCTTTGGTTTACATTGTCATTATGTAGATACTTAGTAGACAATTTATAACATATATTGATAGTTGATAGATAATATATTTAGACTATTATCTACACACTATATACTATATATATATATATGTAGATACATATCATAGTTATCTACACAACATAGTTGTGTTGATAACATACTATGAAGATATGAAGTTAACTACATAAAATACTTTACTTCATAAATATCTACATAGTGCGCTGCTTCTGTGGATAACTTGTTGATAAAAAAATAGTGGTGTATATAAATCAATGACTTACGATAGGTTGGCACGATTCTATTATGCTATATATATGAGAGGGTAGATAATCATCATCTACTTAATCATCTTCCTAACGATACTTTAAAGGGGTTTTATATGTCTAACAGACTCGGTTATTTAGCAAGCATTGTTCTGTTCTTCCTTGCCATTATTGGATTGACTCAAGGGATTTATGACGCTTTGGACTTTGTTTGTCTCATTGCCTTTGGAACTGTCTCAGGTTGCTACTTTGTGTACCAAGAATGGATTGGCGAGTGATAGTCTAGCGGGTAGACCCTCCACAAGGGGTCTATTCGGTGCGCTATTGCATCATTCCTAACTTTTAAGGGGTAGATACCATGACAGACCAAAAATACAATGGATGGACGAATTACGCCACATGGCGCATCAACTTGGAATTGTTTGATGGAATGGACATTGAAGACGAATTCAATGTTGATAACGAACCTGACTTTGATGCAACCATGATTTGTCTTCATACCTTTGCGGAAGTGCTAAAAGAACGAGCAGAAGAAGCTATCTTCTTAGACTCTCACATTGGCGGTAAGACTCCTAGTTCTTTGATGGAAGACTATGCTCGCGCCTTTATTTCAGATGTCAATTGGTATGAGATTGCCAAACACAAGATAGACGATTACGCCTTAGACAAGCAAAACTAAGGGTCTGACCTGATGCCTCTCATTCGGGGGCATTGGGGCATATCTTTGCCAATTCCTAACTTTGGAGGTCACATGACAAAAGACGATATTAAAACTCTTGCAGAGAACGCTTTGCACCATGCTTGCTCATTCATGCAAGATGCCCTTGGGCAGAAACATGGAGACATTGCCGGAATGTTCTTCACAGGCGAAAAAGAAGACGAGATTCATGCCATGTTTGAAGACTACATAAAAACAGAAATTTCTTTTAAGGAGTTGCCAAATGACTGAACTCCAAGCAAAGTTTCAATTCTTCCTGACCGCACGGATGTACGCATCCGCACAAGTTGTCTATTTACAAATGGAAAGGGCAAAGCAATGATTCCAATTAGCTTAGAAAACAAACCCCTCGCATCTCACGGTCTGACCTCTTACCGATACAAAGGACGCTACGGCTTTGTGATGATTGGGGCAAAGGATGACAAGGACGCTCTCAGAGAGGCTCAACGCAGTCTGACATGGGACAAAGCTACTCCCGACAAATTGCAACGATGGGATGGCAAAGCATATCAACCTATTTAAATGGAGAATTTACCCATGAAATCCCGCTACATCTTTGACAAAATTAACCAAGACCTAACTGCTGCGCTCGCCCTTGATGTGGAGATAAACCGCCCACGCGCGGGTGCTGCCACAAGGGATGACATCATTTGTGCTTTAATCTTCATCGTGACATTAACCCTCTTAATCCTTTTGTGAGGTTGCCATGCTTAAACCAAAACTCTCCCCGATAGCCCCGACAAAAAGCCCCACGCGCCCCTCTCGCCTGTTGCATCAAGGGTTCGACTATGTACCCGCCTCGCGCACCGACATCACTCAGACATGGCGCAGATTCGGATGGATTCCCCCACGCGCAAAGGAGTCCAATGAATGAGCTGGCATTATTTGCGGGAGCTGGAGGGGGAATACTTGGAGGACATTTGCTCGGGTGGCGAACCGTGTGTGCCGTTGAAATTGAAGATTACCCACGCAGAGTTCTATTGCAAAGGCAAGCTGATGG